GCTTCTTGCTGTTCTTTAGCAATCCTTGCAGCCTCTGCTGCAGCTGCTTTAGCTTGTTCCTCAGCAAAACGTAATGCTTCCTGTCTTGCAGCCTCATCTGCAGCAGCTTTCGCTGCAGCTTCCTGCGCTGCTTTCGCTGCAGCTTCCTGTGCAGCCCTTGCTGCAGCCTCTTGTGCTGCTCTTGCCGCAGCTTCCTGTGCAGCTCTTTCTGCGGCTGCTCTCTCTGCAGCAATTCTTGCTTGTTCCTCTGCTGCTGCTCTTGCTGCAGCCTCTTGTGCCGCTATAGCTGCCTGTTGCTGTGCAACGTAAATAGCTTGTAAATTACTTTCGTAACTATTTCTTTGTGTTTGGTCAAGAAAAGCAGCACCATCTGAAGCATAATAGTAAACAGGATTATAAACAGGTTCTGGTGTAGGCTCTACTACTGGTGGGTAGTATATTGCTTGAGCCTCTTCTAATCTTCTTATCTCTGCTAGTCTTTCTGCTTCAATCAACGCAGCTTCTTGAGCACGTCTAGCAGCTTCTTCTGCTTCAAGTCTTCTACGTTCTTCTTCGTAGTAAGCAGCCTCTGCTGCTCTTTCAGCAGCAATCCTTGCAGCCTCTGCTTCTTGTGCTGATGTATCTGGCTGATTAGTTAATAATGTTGTTGGTTGCTGTACTTGTGGTGTTATGTAGTTTAAGATGTCTTGATAACTGATTCCGTATAGAGCAGCTGTGTTTAGAAAATTAGGATCATTAGCTAATCCCCACTGGAAATCTGTAGGACTACCAAATACGCTTAAGTCCATGATTAGTAAGTACCGCCATCAATTGAACCAGAGCCTGTAATTGACGTTGTAACACTAAGCGTTGCTACTGTAGCAGTACCTGTGAAGGTTGGTGAGGCAATATCTGCTTTTGTAGCTACTGCTGTTGCAATGTTATCATACTCTGTGTTAATCTCAGTACCTTTAATAATCTTACCTGCATTACCTGATGGTAGTGAGTCCTTAGATGCAAAGTTTGTAGTCTTTGTATAGTTAGCCATGATTAGATTGTCCTACCTAGTTTGACAAATAAGTCTATCTGTTGTACTGCTAACGCATCACCATCAATGTTTGCTTCGATTCCAAACTGGAATACTCTACCAGAACCACCAACTTGTGTGTTCGAACTACCAACAAAGATACCCATGTTGTATTCAGCAACATTGTACTCAGATACATTGTACTCGGACAAAATACCTGCTGGTTGAGAAACTAGTATAGTTCTATACGATGTAGAATAGTCTGACGCCCACTTCATAAACACTTGTGTGTTTTCACCACCAATAAGAAGTAGCTTAGCTTTCTTTAGTATCTTCAGTATGGATGCGTTACCACCATCAATGTATGCTGTGTAGTATGAGAATCTATAGATAGATCCGTTATCATTAGCACCTGTGTAGTTAGCAATGTATCCTGTCCTGGAAAAGTATAGTTTCCTATCTAACGTAGCTAAGAAAGCTTTAGGTGATAGTGTCCATGTTGTTATCTTACAAGAGTTATCTGGGAATCTTTGCTTTAGATCAAAACAATAGATAATGTTTCTTGTCGGTAAACTTAGTAAATAAAAACCATCTTTCTCATAAAACACTGATTTGATGCTTTCATTGTTGTTGTTGAAAGCAACATCAGCAATTAAGTCATCCCGAACATTCCTCGATACATCGAACAAAGGTGCTGACTTTTCTTGTATGATTCTTCCCAGACTTCTAACACCTGTGTCGGAAAGGAAGAATACATCTGAACCAATATCTTGGATAGAATCACGAGAGATACACCCAACTCCATCGATAACCTCTACTAAACTTAAGTTAGCTGAAGGATCTGTAGCAGCTCCTGAGTAAATAATAATACTTTTCTTACAGAAGATAACTAAGTATCCATTAAAACCTGCTAAAGCTACTATACTATCAGATCCATTAGTCAAAACAGATTCAATACTTAGTGAACCATGAGTACCACCATTCCACTTATAACCAATCAATGAATCTGACCATGTCACAGTCTTCTTATCTGTTGTGGTGTCCGCAACCCATAAACGACCATAAGCTGCTAATACTTCATTACCTAATGGAACAGTACCTGAATAGGAAGCGTGTGATGACATCTTTTGCCATGTATTACCAACATGATCATACATAAGTGGATCATGACCACGTTGAAAGAAATACGTATGACTATTAAAGTTAACTGCTTTCCAGTTTTGTGCTGTCCAGGTAGCATCAGCATAGACTTGAGTCAATGTTGTTGTACCAGTGAATATCTTCTTATCACCAATCGAACAAATAACTGTAGATCCATCAGCCTTAACAATCTCATGAATCAATGATGGTTCTTCACTATTGAATCCAGAAGATGTATTGACTTTAGCCCAACCACGTCTAGCAGCTATTCTTCCATTCTTATCAATGACAGCATTCTCTGCAACCAGAGCGAAATCTTTACTTAAAGACAAAGCACTGTCTTGTGTGTTTAAACCAGCATAGCCTGGGGCTGTAATTGCTATGGGTTCAAGTCTAGAAGCCATTATACTGGCTCCCAAGTAATTTCATCTTCGTACCTAGAAGTCTCAATAGAAATGTAAGACGCTAGTGTTCGCTCATAAATAAGTAACTGTTGATCACTAAGCCTACCACCATCTTCACCACGTTCATTGATAGCCCTTAAGTAAGCACCTTGAATAATTAACTCTGAAGGCAATACAGTGTTATCAAGGTCAGCTACTAACTCTGCTTCCGGTATCACACATTCTGCTTTGATGGTATATACCTGAGCTGGTATAGGGAAGATGTCAATTGTTAGTTTACCAGCTGACGTTATAGGACCATAAGAAAACTGCATAGGAGATCCTGTCTGTGTACCTAACAGATCAATATTCCTATGCATAACATCTTGACTAACTTGCTGAAGATCTCTCTTCTCACTAGGTAAATAAATGTGTAGTACTCTAGTTCTAAAATTAGAGTCTGTTATTTCATAGTTAGACAAGTTAGTAGGAGATGTATAGATTGTCTTTGTAGTCCTTAATATAGACCAGTTCCACGCATCTTCAACAGCTCTTTTAGCTTCATTAACCATATCACCGATTAACTTAGAGTAATCAGTAGTTGTTACTGAAGCTACTTCTGCTTCTCTAACACGCCTAAGAACAGCGTTAACTAAGTCTAGATAGGTCATATATCACCATTTTACTTTATCAGCCCAGTACGCAGCAGACATCTTACCTTTAGCAATATTCTTAGCGTGACGAGCCTTAAATGATTTGTTTCTAGCAGAACCCTCTGGAGAACCTGAAACACCTTGTTGACCAAACCTAATCGTCTTAACTTGATCACCGTCCTTTGCTACAACAACATGTGATTTGGTAGGATGTCCTGGTGTTTTTTTAGGGCGATTATAACCGGACACACCTGCTCTTGTTAGCCTAGAATCTTTCTTCATTTCTTCTTAGCAGTTTTTGCTGCCTCCTTAAAGTCTTTAGCTGTAGGAGCACCTTTAGTGCCTGGTTTTCTCATTTTCTCACCAGAGCCTTCAGCGATACGTTTACGCTTGGCTTGGATGTTAGCGTATAGCCCTGGCTTCATTTCTTTTTCTTTGGTTTAGACATACCAGCTTCAGATAGAGCAATTGCAACTGCTTGCTTACGAGACTTAACTACTGGACCACCCTTGCCACTATGAAGAGTACCTTCTTTGTACTCTTTCATAACCTTACGTACTTTATTAGGTTTCTGTTTCATGTTGGGTAACCCATTCTCTTTTCTTTAGCCTTCATTGCCTTAGATTCTTTTTTCTCATGCATCTTCTTTGCTTTCTTTGATGCATACTCTTCAGCTTCTTTCTTACCTTTAGCTGTGTAAGGAAACTTCTTATTCGCTACCATCGGCATCTTTATTCCCCTTGTTACGTCTAAACATACATTGAACAGTGTCAGTCTCCCATATACGAATGGCAGTCCACACAATTGTAAGGATTGCAGCTATTGCAGGTAACAATTCAGCCAAAGTCCCCACCACAGTGAGGATTGATACGGCATCTCCGATTTGCTTAACTTGTTCGTCAGCTTGAAGAGCCATTATTGTTTTCCTTTAAGTTCATTGACATGTTTCCAAAGTTCAGTGACTTGCTTATCATAACCTTTTTCAAGATAGTCTACCCGAACTTTAATAGTGACCGCATAGGCTGCTATTGCTACAATCGCTGCTCCTAAGTACCATAATTTTCCTAGGAGTTCGATTGTTTCCATAATTTTATTACATACCTTCGTACCATCCACCTGCCCAGCCACGGACAGGATTGTTAGGGATAACAACGTACTGTCTCAAAGACTCAGGTAGCTCCGAGTAATGTAATCGTACGTTGACATGATGCCCTGCGATAGCTGCCATTTCCTGTACCTGCATCTCACCTTGCTGGATGACATTACCTGTGGGCTTGTAGATGGTTCCAATGACATCAAAGTCTTTGCCATTCGTATCCAGCCACTTACGCTTTACAACGGGTTCTGCTGGCTCTTGGCCGACTTCCACGGTCTGTGGTTCGTATTCGTACCTCACCCATCCACAAGCATCAGCAGCAGTCCACCATGCGTTTTCGTCGGGTAGTTGGAGTCTGTAGTCGTTCATATTTACCTCAAACCGTTAGTGCTTGGAGTTGGGCGTTAGTGGCTTTAACTGGATAAAACGCAATCTTTTTGATTGTTCCGTTCAAATAATTTGAGCCAGCAAAATTAGAACCAATTCGTGCTGTTGTTGGAGCAGGCTGAGTCGTAAAAGGTGCTGTAGCTGTTGCCACCGAGCCTCCGTTTAATGATAGTGCCTGACTATTTTGTGTTAAACCGGCGGCAATTTTTGCAAACGATTTTGCAGTCACTGATACCATCTAATGAAAAAGTTTGTGCAACAGAAGCATCAAGTTGATCTACTTGGTAATCTGACGCAAACCTTGTCCTTATCCTTCCAGTGTTACTGCCACTATCCAAATCAATTATGTCGTAACTACCGGCTTCATATCCCGTTGCCTCAGCATATATCGTCATTGCCCCGTAGTTAAACCAACTACTAAAGTTCGTCCCAGTCATGCTGGCAGCATCTGCATTGCGAGTTACTGTTGAGGCTACTGTGGGTATGTAGGAAGTGGCAAAGGATGAACCGCTGGTTTCTAATTGCGCCCCCCAAAAAAAGCCGCCACTGAAACCATCTCCCGTGTAAGCTCCTGCGCCAAACCCAGTTGTTCCAACGGCTTCTAAATTGGCTATCACGTAAACAGATGTTGAACCAGAAATGCTACCCGAGATTGAAATACGAAACCATCCATTTCCAACTGATTGAATACTGGCATTTGAGAGTGTGCCTGTGCCGCTACCGGCAGACTGAACAACAGTGCCAGCAACAATGTCAAAATGTGCATAGAATGCGTTACTAGCCTCTTGAGCAAGAAGGAATATGTTTCTTTTTGTGCCATAAGACTTAACGTATATTGAGTAAGTAAAAGCACTTCCACTTGGATTAAAAGGGCTTGTACGGCTAAGTCGAGGAGCCGCTGACGAAGTACCTTCTCTCATAAAATCAGCGGTTAATGTTCCAGCCGGCGAAACAGCTTGGTTTACAACTAAAGTTCCTCCACTATCAACCGTCCACGCGGCATTACTCAAATCTTCTGAGTAAGTAAGCGAATTCGTCCTCGCCTCCTCTATCAACAACCCCAGAGACTCACCCGTGGTGGGGTTGTGGTCAAACCTAGCCTGCCCTGCTGCTGCTGTCTGTAGCACAGGGATG